ATAAATAATATATATGCTCAAGAGTGTGGATTGTGGAGTGAGAAGTATCGTGTTGCTGGAAGAGTAGACTGTATTGCAGAATGGAATGGTATACCATCCATCATTGATTTCAAGACATCTCGTTCAGAACGTAAAGACGATTATAATTTTGAGTATTATATGCAAGCATCTGCTTATGCAGAGATGTTTGAAGAAAGGACTGGAATTGAGATTAATCAGATTGTCATTCTAGTCGTTACAGAGGATGGACTAGTTCAAGAGTTCGTTAAAGAGAAGCATGAATATCTGCCACATCTAATCGAAACCATTGATATGTTCACAGAACAATGGGAAAAAGAAAATGAAGAAATTGCTGATAAGCCAGATGTTGTTGGGGTGCCTGTTTAGTACAGTAGTATTTGCAGACCCAGAACAAAAACAAAAACCAATACAATGTGCTTCTTATGATGAAGTGTATGAAGCATACATTGAACCAAATAACATGAATCCATTATTTACTGGTGTCTCTATTATTCGTAGGGCAGATGGTATGAAACAACCAATGCCAGTAGTGTTTTATCTAAACTCTGATGATGGTAGATGGATGTGGATTGAGACTAACCAAGAAGAAACTTGTGTTATTAATATTGGTGATGGATGGGATTCTAATGTTTCCTCAGAAGCACTTCATGCACTTTTATCTAGAAAAAAGACTTGACATTCAAAGACTACTATGGTATAAATATAATACAGTTTGTTGATACAATCTGAAAACTAGACAGGACGGCGGGGCAGTACCGCCCGCCTCCACCATAATTACTTGGGGACAATATGTTTGATAGACTAACAGAGTTTTTTATAAAACTGTTTAATATACAAGAAAAAACGACAGTAAGGTATCTATCTGGTGTTGGTAAATCGAGTAATTATGATGGGGGCGAAATAGGTTCGACTGATAGGATGAAGAAAGAGTAGAACTGTGGTGTGGTCGCCTGATAGACCAATGAAGTAAACGCAAACGATAATGACTTTGCATTAGCAGCCTAGGTTGCTTAGGGTTTCGGTAGGTTTCCTCGTAACAGAATAACCTACCACGTTCATCCTCGGTAGAGGACGGAAGTATGCTATAATGCAGAAGGAACGCACTCAACTGTAAAAAGGAGAGTGATATGGAACTTTGGCAATTGTGGATATATCGAAGATTGATATTAGAACACAAACGCAATAATCTTCTAAAACTACTGTGGTATAAACGGTAATTATGGAGTTGGTATGTATAGAGTGACAGGTTATTTTAGGGAAAAGAAAGTGGTTCAGTATTTTGCTGATGTATATGACGCCATTGATTTCAAAGATGTCGTTGATGCACACTATCCCCTAAAAGTAACATTTGAAAAAGGAGTTTATCCAGTGAGAAGTTTTATTGTAGACAGTTGGAATGCTGTTATGAATTCGGAGTATAATCCACTTAGTGCTATTCCACACACTGGTACAAGGCATATGATAATGCAAGTACTGGCGTGGATGTGGGTGATTGTATTTACAATATCAACAGGTACATGGGCGTTTATAGGTGCTAACCTTATTGCCCATTCATTGTTACTTGGTGCAATTGTGATTACTGTCGGTACATTTGAAACTGCTAAACGTAAACCAGAATATTTTGGTGGATTTGGTAGAGGCAAAGGTGGTGAACACGAATAGGGTGATGCCTTAATACATCCGTGTGGGGGAACTGTTACCCCCACAATCACACAACATAACACAACACACAAGGAGAAAAGTTATGAGTAATAAAAACCCTTTTGAACTACGGTTCGATGTTCTAAGAATGGCAAAAGAAATGATGGATACGCAACACGAAGTTGCGAACAACAAGTTCTGGTCAATGATAGAACAGTACAAAGACCAAGGTAAGGATATACAAGAGGTGTACGAAAAGTATACACCACAGATGTATAAACCTGCCGCAGTCATGGAAAAGGCAGAAGAACTCTACAAGTTTATAACTAAGAGAGACTAATGCCGACTTGCACCCAGCACTTATACACTGGCTCTGCTTTATAAGGTGGGGGGAAGAATATTCCTTTCGCTTCCCCTCACCACTTTATTGAATAACATGGAGATATTATGAACTTAGAAGAATTTGCAGTGATGACGCCAAAGAAATTCGCCATCAAGATTGAAGAACTAGTAAAACTTGGTAATGGACAAACATCATATATGGATGCAATATTAGATTATTGCGAGAAACACTCAATGGAGCCGGATGCAGTCGCACCCTTAATCTCCAAACCACTCAAGGAAAAAATAGAGGCAGATGCAAGAGAACTAAACTTCCTTCCAAGAGTCGCAACACTACCAATCTAAGGAGTTGTTATGGAAGCATGGGAAGCCTATCAGATGTATCTTGGTCTAAAATTGCACTTCACAACAGATTATGATTACACTAGGTATGGGGGTAAAACCTCAGCCACTAAGGCATCTTTCCTCAAAAGAAAGGATAGATACTTTTTCGCCAGAGTTGCAAAAAAGTATGATGATAAAACCTTAGAGTATTATGTCTCAAATTTTATCAAATCACCAAAGGGGTGGTTAGGAGATTTTAAAGAAGAAAACTATCTGGATTGGTCTAAGAACAAACAATCATTGACATATAACTTTCTTACAGATATGTCACTTTTATTTTCGATTGTAGACGATTTTAATTCAATTTTCTCTTGCCAAAACGGCCAACATCCAGTATTATTAAAGAACTTCCTCGCCAAGAGGATATCAGTTGAAACGATGGTAATCCTACAGGGGTTACTGAATTATGTCAGAAAATGGGATAAGGAATTAGAAGATGATTTAGTATGGCCTGATAGTAGACGTTTAATCGTCAAGTATGGTGCATTTCTTGATTACGATAAAGAGAAATGTAAAACGAAACTTCTTAAACTGACTAAGGAGACTTTCTGATGACACAGGAAGAACTAGTAAGGGAAAGAGATTTTTACAGAGCAAAACTCAAAGAAGAGAAGTCTCTTGTAAAAGCACTAAGGTTTGAGTGTGCAGAACTGCAAAAGCGTGATGCCGAAGTAACCAAAAGATTGTCGGAAACGGCAAATCGCCCAGTGATGAGGCCCCGTAACAAGCGTCCTCACTAAATAACATTTCCTGAGTATGAATCAAAACTGCTCATTGACATTTAACAGGAAGGTGAAGATTGGTATGAAGAATAAGGAAAACTATATGCTTACAACTGCTAAACTGGTATCGTATTCGATGCCAACTGAAGCCTTTGAACAGGAAGGGTTAAAGAACGTACAGGACTTAATCTCTTACTGTGCTCGTGTATCAAATCCGGCAAACCAATTTAATAATAAAACCTCGACTAAACTTATACAATACTTGATAAAACACAAACATTGGTCGCCGTTGGAAATGGCGAGTGCTTGTTTGGAGATTGAAACAACTCGTGATATTGCACATCAACTAGTGCGTCATAGAAGTTTCAGTTTTCAAGAATTTAGTCAGCGATATGCTGACCCACAAACAATGGGGGATGCATTTACCTTGCGTGAATGCAGACTCCAAGACCCTGAGAATAGACAGAACTCTATTGAGATAGAGAATGATCCATCTTTACAATTAGACTTGCATAGACAAGAGTTGATTACAGAATGGCAACGTAGACAGCATGGTATTATTAATCAGTCTAAAGAATTGTACAACTGGGCAATAGAACACGGTATTGCAAAAGAACAGGCTCGTGCAGTCTTACCAGAAGGGTTGACTAAAACTCGTGTGATGATGAATGGCACGTTGCGTTCATGGGTTCACTATATAGAATTAAGGGGTGCGAATGGAACTCAAAAGGAGCATATGGAAATCGCACAGGCAGCCGCAAAAGAGATTGCCCAAATTTTCCCACTCATGGAGAAACTATAATGGAAAAATATATCAGAACCAGAATAGAGCAACTCAGTGACGATAGAGATAAAGCACACGATGAACACGACAAACAATGGTACACTCGTTGTATCCAAGAATTAGATTGGGTACTGATGATGGGTGAAAAGAAACCAAAAAGAAATTGCAGT